GCAAACCTAAACTCTATGTAGTTGCTAGTATTAGGACTTTTTACAATTGGTAATGAATCTATATTTCTTACAACTGTATAACCTGTTAAACCATATGCTGGATTTATATTGTTTTTGCTTTCAACTCTCAGGGCATCTAGTGCTACATAGTAAGAATCATCTACAGTATTAGCAGTTGATGCACCAGTAAGAACTTGAGCATAAACTTTAATTGTATCAACAGATTTCCAAGGAAAACCCTGAGTTGTGTTTAGATCTTTAAGTTCTTTATTTACAACAAAATATCTGTTTACATCAAAATCATAAGCAGAGTCATCGTTAACATGATCAACTCTTGCTTCCATTCTTGCATACGCACCAGGAGTATTAGATGCAGAAAACTCTACTAAAATTCGAGCAGCAATTTTTGATGTATTGATGTCTGCATCACTACCATCTTTATTTAAAACACTAAAAGCAAGTCTGAGTTCATCAGAGGTAGAATATTTTGAAAGGTTTGCGGATGTTCCAGATAACTGAATAAAGTTACCAGCACCAACTAGTGTTCCTGTTGATCCAGAAAATGTTGAAGAGTCTCCTCTCATTAAAACCATGTTGTTTAAAAATCTTGATCTTTCATTCTTTTCATACCTAGATGTATTTAAGAAAATAGTATTATCTGCATTAGTTTGAAAAATATCTAACTCTAAAGATGATCCGTTAACAGTAAAGTAATCTTTAACAACGTTTAGAATCAATGGATCATCTAATGGTTCTGCAACAATGTTTAAAGTATTAGATCCATTAATAGTCCAGTTTTCTGATTGAGTAAAGGATAGCAAAGATTTGCTATCGCTAGAGTTCAATAATCGATTAAAGCCTGCAGAGTATATTCCAACCTCAGTTATTTCATATCTTTCTTCTGTTGGTAATTCTGCAGTAAGCACAATCTTTGATATACCGTCTTCATTTACTATACCCCTTGAAGAAACTGGTACTCTAAACATTTCAAAATCTAGTTCTGTCTTATTTGAATAGTCTGGCTTTGTACCGCTAACGTATGGCTCTAAAGGCCTTGCACCGCAACCAACAGCGATATATGAAGCATATGAGGGAACTTGACCAAGTAGGTACTTCAATATTATATTTTTGCCAGTACTAGTAATCACTTAAATCTCCTATATTATATTGTATCATAATAGCCGCTTCCACTAGTTAGTATATTTATCTCTATTTGTTCATCATCTTCAATATTAACTAGTTCTAGAACTAAATCTCCTGTTGATGATTCTATATAAACGTTTACACCATTGTTACCATTTGCAACATTTGGTATCTTTTGATCAAGAACAATTGTAAAGTTTTTAAAGTACTCATAAGATGTTTGAAAAACTGGGGCTAAGGTGTAAGAATTATAACTTTGTAATATTTTATTAGAATTGTATATATTGTCATAAACAAGTTTAGAGCCAAACACCGTATCATTTCTATCAATATTAATAATTTCTTGTCCACCAATATCTTCAAATATTAAATTAGACATAGTCTCTATAGATACTTCTTCGTCTCCCACTATGATGTATTGCGGCTCTGCAACCTTAACCAAAGAACTATCTGATGAATTAGAGTATATTATTTGTGGTGTATTTGGAATTGAATCACTCATCTGCTACCTCATAACAATATAACTTCATTGTTGGACCCTGTGCTGATCTTGCATACTCAATATTATAAACAACAAATCTTTTATTTTCTGATGCTATGATATCTTCATTATTGGCATTTTTATAATATACGTTAACTATGTCTCCAAGTTGAATTGTTGGCATAGCAAATATTTCTAATCCAATTGCATTTTTAGGATCTATAGTTTTATTAACAATCCATCCAAGCAATGCTTCGGCATCATCTCTTGATTGTATGTATGGAGTATCCATTGTAAATTCTTTAGTGCCATATTTAGATTTACTTATTTTTAACTTATTATATTTATCTTTAGATTCAGTATTTGATTTTATAACTTGATCATCTAAATATTGTGTTTTAATATAGTTAGAGTTTTCTTTATAATAATCTTCAACTGTTAAAGTATGGTTTGTTGATTGAGTAAACGCAACTCCTTGAATTCTTAAATAATTACCAGATGTTTCATCTAGCGTTAAGACAGTATCAGTTGCATTAAAAATTAAAAATTCTGCACCGTAAGCATCTGGTAAAAATCCAGAAACTGTATAACCCTTTATTTTATTAAAAGTTGGAGATATTTTAGAATATAGTGCTGGATATGCTTTATCAAACTTGATATTAAAATATGCACACTCTCTCATAATAGAACCAAACTCATCAAAATAAAAATTGTAAGATGGAGGCTCTGAGGGACTTATGCCAGAAAGGTATGTTGACTGTATTACAGAACTTAAAGCGTACTTTCTAAATGCATCACTAGATGTGAGTTCTTGATTATCAAATATTTTATTAAATGGTATATCTATATTTTCTGAAACATTTTTAGAATAGTTGCTTCCTAAAGCAAATATGTTTTCAAACATAATTTTAGATGTTCCTCTGGTAAACAAACACATATTATTATAAATAGGAAGTGGGCTTGTGTCATCAACTATGGCAACAATGTTATTATTTATATATAAATAAAACTTTCTTGTTTGTCCAATATCTAAATATTCAACTGCTATGTCATATACGGTTGGATTAGACTCTCCTGTTACCCTGTATTGTCCAGTAAAGTTACCATCATCTACTAATATGTTAGTTGAGCCAGACCATAACTTTACAGGAACAGCCATATCTGTTGCACTATCTTTTCCTATCTTGTAAAACATTAAGTTAGCAATTGTAGAACCATTGGCATATTTATCTATGTTTGTTTCTGTTAATGCTGCGATTTCAAAATAATATCCCACATTGTTTGTAGGGTTAACCATAATTCCTAAGCCACCAGAGCCACCACCTATACTGATATTTTGAGATGGATCAGTTCCAGGAACAACGTAATATGTCATGCTTCCAGTTGGTGTTTGACCTCTAACCTCATTGTTTTCAACCTTACCAATAATTCTTAATCTAGTTCCAAAATGTTTAAATTTGCTGCTTAGTGGTTTATAAACATAGTTAATATAATTAATTGGTTTTTGTTCAAAGTTAAACGATGGCCCAGTCATAACCAATGCAGATGATTGAATGTTTCCAGATTTTTTATTAATTGAATTTTTATTATCATACTCTGAAGTATAAGAACTTGATAAAAAGTTTTTAATAATACCAGTTCTAGTTGTTTGTTTTGCTATGCTATCGCTAACACCAGCAGCACCAACTACAACTGTTTTGTCTAATGTTTTATTTGCAAACAAATATTCAGAATACATGTTACAACTTTTTACGTTGTCTCCACTAGTCCAATATGGGTTTAATCCAGCATGATGACTTGTGACCTCTGTTCCAAATTGACCTCTTCCATTCTTTATTACATCACCATCTTTTAAAACTTTTACACCATTTACTTCTACATAATCCAATTCTGTATAAATTCTAATTAATCCAGTTGGATACATTTTTCCGTTAAAGGGTAACTGAGAAAAATAATTCTCATAATCTTCAACATTAGTTATCCAAATATTTCCTATTCCAGAAACATTATATTCAACTGCATCGTACCTAATAACCTCACCATTTGAATAAAAATATCCATTATAGTTGCTGATCCAATATATGTTTTCTCCAAGATCAATGGTATTATTTAACAATACATTGTGACTAATTGATGGAACATCACTTGACAAAGATGATCCTAGCGGTATTGCTGCTAAAACATATGACGACATAGATGCGGCAGACTCATTTACAGTTTTTGTATTGCCCTTTCCAGAAACTTCCCATAACAATGTTGGCTTGTATATCCAAGTTTTTTCTTTATCAATTAACGTTGCTTGCTTGATTGATCCTAAAGTTTTTTGAATATATCTAGTAGTATAATTAATTTTACCAGAATTCAAAACCTTTGTATCCACTATTGAAGCATTTAATATATTTTCTTTATTATTTATTTGATTATTTTTAGAGCCATAAAGAGTGATGTCTGATAACCTGTCTGTTATTTTTGGTACAGTATAGTTTTTGCTCATTACAACTAGATCATTTTCTTCATTAAAAAACATAGAAGATTGAGAAGATATTGCTAAATCATTTAAAACCTGTGCAATATTTTTTTCTTCATTACAAAAAAAGAAAGGAATAATAAGTTCTTGTTCATTTTCAATTTTTTTAAATATGTAATTAGAGAAACCAGCGTAGTCTAATAATGTTGAAACTACAAAACTTAAAGACACATTTGTTAAAAATAAACTAGGAGCATTTATCTGCTCTAGATAAAAATATAAATCTCTTAACTCTATAGAGGTTTTACCATTCTTTACATCTGTTTGCGGTATGGAATCTGAGTATAGTTTTTTTAACGGTATGTGCTCATAAATATTATTAATAGTCTCTACACTTTCATAAAAACTAAATTTAACATTATTATTTAAATAGTTATGAACAATGCTATTTGTATTGTTTTTATTAAAAGACATATCTGGATCAATTAATTCTAGGTTGCCAGTAGATGCCAAAAGTTGTCCTACTGGTAGTCCGTTTGTGCTTAAATCAGATATTGATTTATTTATTGTATAGGTAGTGACATTATCTGTTATGTCTACCAACAATCTAGGAGACAACTCAATTAAATCAAAGACACTGTCAAACTTATTCATTGTGCTTACTACAACTCTTATTCCATTTATATATTGAAATTCTTTATAAGATATGCTATTTGTATTAGCATTGTTATAGGATATTACGTTTACTAGTTCTGTTACCGTGGAAGTTTTATCTATTTCTTTTTCTAGTAAGCCCCACCCATATTCTGGAATAAACAAGTCATAGTCAAATCCATTATAAATATGAAGAGTTCCAAGTTGATTATTATTATTAACTAAATAAGCATGTCCATATGAAGATGTTGTTGGCAACAGTGCTGTAGATGAAATAGTTTCAATTAAAGAAAAGGTATCAATATATTTTAATGGAGTGAGTAGTCCGTATTTTAATTCAACGTGCCCATCAGATTTAATAATATTACTGCCATCTGATCTTGTAGAAGTTTCATCAAAATTAATTATATCCGTCCAAATATTATTATTAAGTATCTGAACCTTCCAAGTACTTGGAGTTGTCTGATTGCTGTATCCATAAAATGGATCACTTATACTTTCAGACACTGTTGAAAATGGACCTAAATCAATTTCTCCAATATTTGTTTGCATCTTAATAACAATTCTATTAACTGGAATACTATCTTTATACACCACAAACGGCGATGCATCATCTATATAATTTTTATTGTTTGAAATATTTTTAGCAATACCTCTTTCAATGTTGTCTTCTGTTCTATAAGAACTCCAATATTTAAAATAATCTCTTTTATCTGACATATAATATCTTGGTCTATTGGCCAAATAAGAATTTGAATTATGAAAATATTTATTATTGAAGTATTGTATTTTATTTATTCCAGATCTTGGTCTAAATTTATTAAAACAATCCTCTAAAGAAAATAACTGCCCTTCTTTTTCTTTAATAGATGTAAAAAGTTGCGGTTCGTCTGAATCGTCGTATCCACCATCTACTACTATGTCAGCATTAGTTGCATCTGTATAAAAATTGCCGCTATCATTGGGATCATAAAAATTAATAATATTTTTATATTTAGACGAACTTTCTAATGGACGATGTCTGTAGTTTCCAATTTTAAATAAGTTTTCTGCATTATTAAAATTCCATTCTGCTAAAACTAATCCTTTAATGTTTACACTTTCAGATCCTTCAAAAACTCCTCTAATGTTGTCATTTTCAAACATTATACTTCTTCCAAAGATATAGTTACGTCCCACAAGTCGTGTGTATTAGAACCTCTTTTGTTTACGTTATATGAAAAATCAGTTATAAAAACTTCTTTAACTTCTTGATATTCATTAAGCCTTCCCATTACGTTATCTTGTCCTTGAAAAGCATTATATTTATCATAAGCAAGAAATAAATAAAATGATCCAGGACTTTCTAAGTACCAGTTTAGTAATTCATTTCCTCCTGCTCCACCATCTACTGTGTATCTTTTTAATTCACTTTCTTCTTTTCCAGTTGTTGTATCAAAATTTATAGTATTTTCAAAAGATCTAGATGGCAGGTTTTGCCAACTTATAGTAAACACACTCTTATCTGCAATAAAAAATGATCTCATCTTTCCATTTATAGTTCTTTCTCTTTGTTCAAGTCTGTTATGTTTAATATCTATAGCACTGCGATTATGATCTGATAATATTAAGAAAATACCATCCGTCAAATTTCCAATCTGTGTTGGATCAGTTCCGATTTCGTATCCAGATGGTACGTGGGTTGGACCATTGGGGCCTGAGACAAGTGTTCCAGGATTATTTGAAAACAACAGTGCTTGTGGTCTACTGTATTTTTTTCTACCAGCAAGGTAATTTAAAGTTGCCATTATATTCTATTCCCCTTGATTCTTTGAGAATCTATTTGCTTAATCTGCATCATTACCGTTCTAGCAATCTCGTTAGGGTTTGCATCAGATTTAACATTAACACTCAAGTTATAATTATACACTGAAGATGATGAAGGATTGTCACCTTTATTAATTGCTCTTAAGTTATCTACCCCGAATTTGTCCACACCATATTTACTTACAATAAATTCACCAGGAGTTAGCATTGCTGGCACGGTATCAGTACCAATTGCAAATCCCCCTGAAGCAAATCTTTGTACTCTTCCACCCATATTCCATTTCTTTGGAACTGCTTTTGCAACTGCTTGTTGCCATGTTTGGGGTGCAAGAGTTTTACCTCCACCCATAATTTTATTGCTAGATGAACTTCCAATACCAAATCCACTTCCACTTCCCATGATGTTTGCAGAAGTAACTGTTGGAAATTTTTTATTAATTACGCTTGATGGGGTTGATGGTTTTGATACAACTCCAGGTGATTTTATACCCTTTGGTGGTTTTTCACTTGTTCCTGAATCTGTTGTAGTTGTGGTTGTAGTAGTTCCATCTGGTAGTGATGGTAAATTGGTTCCAACATACTGTCCAAGTTTATCTAAAATGCCTTGCCATCCAGCATTCATTTTGTTAATTGCATCTAAGGATCCCTGAAGAACACCGTTATATAGTTCTGTTGCAACTTGTGCTGCTTCTATCTTTGTTGCTTGTGTTTCCCATTCTTTCTTTGTCATTCCAGCAAGAGTTAGATTTTTTGCTTGTGCTTCTACCTCTTGATTTATTAAATCTAATTTAACTTGTGCAAGTCTTGACTGTTCTTGTAAAGGTTTAATAGTGTCTTGATCAATTCTATAATTTTGTTCTTTTAATGCTTTTATTTTTTCTTCTAGTTGGTCTCTGGTTAATCCATTACCAGTTAGGGCACTTATCTGTGCGTCCCTTGCTGATTCCATTCCAGTTCTTTGTTGAGCAATTGCATCTGCTGCATTTTGTGCACGAAGTTCTTGAGCCGCTCTTGCTGCTGCATAAATATCTCCTTGAGACAATGCTTCGGCAAGTGATAGTCTACCCTTTTCTTGTCTAGCAATTGTTTCATTAATCTTAGAAATCTTATCAAGTGATTCAAACTGTTTGTCATATTTTTTAGTTATTTCATTAGCCTGATCATCTATAGTTTTTAGTCCATCTTCATATGTAGAAATTTGATAATTATTTACATCTTGAATATTTTGTGCACTCTTTATTTGAATATCAGCGGTATCAATTACTGCTTGTTGTTGATCAATTTCTGCTTGTCTTCTTAACTTCATAAGTTTTTCTTGAACATCAAAATATCTTTGTGCTAAATTATATCCAGGATCAAATGCTTGTGAGTATTGTCCCATTTTTAAGAAACCTTCAATTTTTTTCCTATTGGCTGCTGTTGTGGTGTCAACAATTTTTTTCATATTCTTGCCAAGTTTTTCTGTAGCAACTGCTGCTGCAAAACCAGTGTTTTGAACTGCTTCGTATGCAGTTGCTGAATCCATACCTGCAGCAACTAACTTATTAAATGCTATTGTTTGATTATCTGTATCTGCAATTATTTTTTCTTGACTATCTTGATATGATCCAAGTTCAGCAAAGTTAATAGCAGACTGTAAAGTTTTCATGTCTTTAAATAGACTCTTGTATTTGTTGTAGTCTTCAGGAGATAGGGCAGTAATAAAATCTATAGTGTTTTGATTAGCACCTTGACTTCTAAGGGTTTGTGACAAACCTTTAAATCCTTCAATACCTTCTTTTGCCATTCTTTTTAATGCACTAGCAGAAGAATCCCATCCAGTGGTTAGTTCTTCAGTAGCCTTTCTAGTATCTCTAATCTTTTTTACTAGTTCATCTAGTGGAGATGAAGTTGGTCCTGTGCCTGTCTCGCTACCGTCCTCGCCAGTGGCTGGTGTTGCCAAGGCCTCTGCTTTGGTTAACTGTTGTGCGGCTCCAGTAAAGTATTTATTTGGACTTTGTCCTGGGTTTGCTGCTTGCCATGCCAAAAATTCTTTACTGTTATTTCCTGTAACTTCAGCCATAGTTGTGAGTGTTTGTAAATAAACCTTTTGTTGTTCTGCTGGAAGACTATTAAAATATTCTTGATCTGATCTCAAGGCTTCCATTTCTTTTGCACCAAGGATTGTTGCTGCTACCTCTAAACTTATCTTTCCTTTTTGTGCTTTAATATTTGCTATTGTTTCTTGAAGGTTGTTAGCAATATTTGGATTTTTTTGCAAATATTCTACTGCAACCCCAACGTCTAAGACTTCTCCAGTTTTTGTAATGTCTCCAAAGAAGGTTAACATTTTTTCTGCTTCTTTTGGTGTCTTTGTTTTTATGTCTGCAATAAATTTTGCTTGAGCAGTTTTATTTACACTTCCATCTTTATTGGTAAACATTGACACTGTTGATATTGCTTGGTTTGCAAATTTACCGCCAAAGTTAGCCGTAATATCTAACAGGGCATCTACTGATCCTTGATCTTCTTTAAACATTTCAAACATGCTAACAATTTGCATAGGGTCTATATTGCCACTTGCCATTTCCATCTTAATTTTATATTGTTGTTCTTTAGTTGCTCCAGAACCACCTATAGCGGTTTGTGCTAATGGAACTATGTCTGCCATTGCAGTATCTTTATATTGATTAGTGATTGCTTTGTCCACACCAGTCATCATTGCTTTTTGTACGTTACCGCCAAGCATCGAAGATGCACCACTATAAGATGCACCAATATCAGTTAATAACCCTTTGTTTTCTTCTAATAGAGCAATTCTTCCTGCTTCACGCTCTGCTGTCAGCCTTGCTACTTTTTCTAAATCGTTTGCTGCTTTAGCAATATCAATTCTTTTTTCATATTCTAATTCTAACGAATCCATCATTGCTGTTTGTTGTTCAAGAGCCATCTTTTGCATTGCAACCGCTCCACCTGAAGCAGCACCAATTCTTTTTTGTCTATCACGCAAAGCAAGTGTTCCACCAATTAAAGCACCAGCACCAGCACCAATTGCGGTTCCAATTCCTGGAACAAAACTTCCTGCTGCGGCACCACCAGCAACTGCTGAAGCCATTCCTCCACCAACTGCCAATGCTCCACCGCCAATAAGTCCACCTAATCCAAAACCACCAAACTTAGCAGTATCTTTTCCAGTATATCTTGCAGCATTGCCTATCATTCCAGTTGCACTGTTAGCCTTTTGTCTTGCGTCTTGCATTAATTTAACTCTAATAGCGATTGGATCTTTTTCAAGATTTTCTCCGTTAGGTCCAAGCAGTTCTAACATTTTTGCATTTACCTGAATTCCAAATGAATAATCACCAAGTTGTTCTCCAATATTTGCAGCAATGCTTCTTGCTTGATCAGCAGTCAAAGATCCTGTTACTACACCTGTAGTTAACTGACTTAATAATTGAGATTGAGCACCCGCTCTTCCACCAACTTTCATAGAATCAGTAACTGCAGATATTGTTTGCTTTCCTAAATCTGAATCAACAAAACTTTGTCCAAATGTTGTTTTACCTGTTTGAACTTGAAATGGAGATAGAGAGTTTTTACGACGTTTATCCATAATTTCTGTAGCACTTACTTTGCCTGAGAATTTTGCTAACTCTTCCATTGCCTTAGCACCACTACCTAAGTTTTCAGCAAGTTTCATTGCAGAGTCTTGTGCCTTATCAAAAGCCATTCTTGTAGAAACTATTGCATATGTTAATGCCGCAATACCAACAGTTAGTAATCCAAACTTACTCTGTAGTAGTGGAAGAATCATAGACAAAGCCATAACTGGCATCATAAGTTTTTGTGACATATCTCCAACTTGGCCTGGCATCATAGAACCACCCATTAACAATGCATTAGCACCCATTGCTAATCCACCAACACCAACTCTTCCTCTATTCTTAGTTGTTGGTTTATTATTGTCATTACCGCCAGGATTATATGGTGAAGTTGGGCCAACAATTCCTCTATTCATTGTTGTAAGTTTTGATTGTGGAATTTGCATTGACCCCTGAATAACTGACATGGCTAATTGACGACCAGCACCTTTTGCATCCTTGACTGATTCTTTAACTCCTAATAAAAGTCCTGTGCCAGCATCTTTTCCTATTTTTCTTAATTTTTTAGATGGTGACCTTGCATCTAGTGTTTCACTAAAAGAGTCTCCAATTTGAGTAAATCCATAATCTATACTTTTTTGTCTTACCTTTTGACTAATAGAAGCATACTGACCGCCTCTTTTATATGGTTTACCACTTAAAGGCATTCCAAGTTGTTGTCTAAGTTCTTGATCTCTTTGTGCAACTCCAACTCTTTGACCAGTTGCCCTGTTTGCTTCTCCACCCATCAGTCCCAATGTTGAATAATCTTCTTTTAATGCATCAACTACTCTTTTCATTCTTGGTCTTTTTAATTTTCCACTTGATCCTTTAGCAAAATGTTTTGCTTCTGCATCTGCAACTGCTTTATAAAATTGATCATCTGAGAAAGTTTCAGTTCCTATTTTTCCAATTTCTTCTCCAATTGCTTTTGCAAAAGAACTTGTATCAAGAGTCATTTTTTTAAATAATTTGGGATCTTTTAATACTTCATTTAAAGTTTTTCCCTGTTGTGCGGCCCACTCTTCATAAAATGGACTCATAACTTTTGTTTGTTTGGCTGGATCTAAAAATTCTGATTGAAATAGTTTAGTATCTCCACTTCCTGTGTTATAAGAATGATCTGTGTTAAAGCCATAACGATTATACATAGTTGCTGATTCTGCTTGAGCAAGCATATTCGCCTTACTATATTTTGTTTTTTCATGATATTCTGGATTTTGCGATATTAGTCTCTGTCCTTCTTGATTAATAATATTTAATTGTTCTTGAGTTGCTCTACGTGGTGCACTTCCATGTGCAAACACACTGCCAGCAGACTGGCGGCCTGTACCCTTTGGATTTATTTCTCTTAAATTAAATTCAGCAAGTGCTTGTTGAATTTGTTTTAAACTAAGTATTTGAGTTTTACCTTCTGCTAATGCTCTTTGATTTAGTGTTTCTAACATTTTTGTTAATTGTACATTTGTTTCTTGAGTTGCATTTGCACCAGTACTATATCTATGTAAATATTCAGATAATTTTGATTCTGTTGTTTTTGCATTAGTTGCTATATTTGAATAGTCAGTACCGCCAAAATTAACTGTTTTTATTGATGCTGATCCTTTTATAAAACCAGGTATTTTGTCAGCAATAATTCCTCTAATTAATCCACCAAACTTTTTATTTTGCTTTGCTGGAATTACAGCCTCTCCTGGTGAAAGCATTGCTGGTACTACATCTCCTGCACCCTTTGGTCCAGGTACACTTAATATACCGTTTGCTAATGGCATTCCTGGAGTTTTTGCAATACCCTTGCCAATTGAAAAATTAAGGCTTGCAGCATTTGCTTCCATGTAGGCATTTCTTAATAACTTAACTGCCTGTGCTTCTGCAGTAAACCTTTGCGTTAATGTCATATGTGCTTGATCTAATGATGATGCAACTGCAGCAGCATTTATTTGTGCTTGAGTCAAATAGTTAGTTTGCTCACCTAAATATGTAGTAGAATTTCCAGCCCTGTTAAATACTGACTTTATGCTAACAAACAACTTGATAATGTTTGCAACACCGTTAGCCAACAAACCAAAAGACATCAAGGCTAATGGGCCAATACCAGCAAGAATTGTGGTTAAGTAAACAACAAACTTCTTTGTGCCATCACTCATATCTTCAAAACGTCTTAATATTTTATTAAAAAATTCAATAATTGGTGTTAGTGCTTTTAAAAATTCTGCACCTATTGGGGCTATTACTGTTTTAAGATCTTGAACTTGTTTTTTAAACTTATACATTGGTGATTCAGAAATTTTATTTAATTCTCGTTCAGACAATATGGCAAGTTCTTCTACGGTAGCAGTGGTTAACTCAGCAACAGTTTGTGCTTGAGTGCCCTCTTTAATAACGTTTTGAAATAACGTAGATATACGTGAAAACTGAAACTTACCAAATAGTTGTTCAATTGCTCTAGCACGATTAAGTGGATCTAGTTTGTCTAATGCACTTGCTACGTCTATAACAAGTTTTTTAACATCACCTTGATTTGCATCTACAATTCCTTTTATATTAATGCCAAAACTAGCAAGAAACTCTGATGCTCTTTTACTTGGATTAATAATAGATGCAAGACCAGACTTTAATGCGTTGGCACCTTCTCCAGCCTGAATGCCACCTTCACGCATAGCAGTCATAAAGAATGCTAAGTCTTGAACATCTCCACCAAGTTGTTTAATTACTGGTGCTGCTTTAGGAATTGCTGTTGTTAAATCATCAATACTTAGAATTGTTTGGTTTTCTACTGCGTTTAAAAAGTCAATTTGTTGTGCAGTCTTTTCTGCAGTAATTCCAAAAGTAGAAGTTAAAGAAATTAAAGTGTCCAAAGATTTTTGTTGATCAATGCCACCAAGTACAGCAAGTTTATTTGCTTGGGCAACTTGAACTAATAAATCATTTCCAACTTTACCTGTTGCTGCCACATCGGCAGCCATTTTCATTGTATCTGCTACGGCTACACCATACTTAGTAAATTCATTTGCAAGCATTTTAACATTTTGCAATGCTTCAGTTGTTTCTTTAGTATTTGTAAACATGTCACCGTAAACACGTTTAAATCTAATTGCTTGTTCTTCTAATTCCATAAATGTTTTTGCTGCAACGGAACCAAAATACATTAATGGTACAGTAAAACCAACCATAAGTTGACGACCAGCCCACTGTGTATTTTTACCAAAGTTTAAGAGATTTGTAGATCCTTGTCTTAATAATTGATTAAGTAATGCTTGGCGTTGAGCAGCCATTGCTGTTTTAGTTGCATAATCATTCATATCCAAAGTTAATGGACGAATAGACATTGCCTTGAGAGCACCACTTGCATCTCTACCCATTTTAATATATTGGGTTTGTAGTGTTTTTACATTTTCTCTTGCAACTTTATTGATAGTGTCAAACTCTGTTTTAAATAATTTACCAAAAGTTTTAGTAGAAGCACCAGCGTATCTGAAGTACTCCTTCATTCCAAATTTATTTTTTTCTAAAGCCTCATTAAAAGAATCTGTTGTTGTTTTAATCTTTTTCATTTCGGCATAGAATTTGCCGCTTGCATTAATTTGATTAGTTAAGTTTTGAGCCATGTTCTGAGAAACCGCTGCACCAGCGGCCCCAGATTTGGCCATTGTAGAATAAAAGGCTGATAACTGACGCTGTAAAAGTTTAAGTTGCCTTAACGCTTGATCAGCATCAACACCAATTTTTATATTGGATTCGATATCAGCCATTCATTATTACCTCTTTATTTAGTTTTTATGGTAAATTATTAAGTAATGCTGCATCTGCTAACTTAACTCCAGATGCCTCTTCTATAATTTTATATACCGTTGGAAGATCCATATTTTCTTCTAACGCTGCCAAGTCTTCTGCAATTTCTGGCTTGTATTGTTGCATTGCAATCTGAATACATTCCATTAATATGTTCATTGATTTTTCGTTATCTTCTGCGACCGCTGCTACACCTTCAAATTTCTTCAT